CGCCGATACATCAGTCGGCGCATACTGTTCAGCGCATACAGTAAGCAAGCCCAGCGCCTTGTCCTCGATGTAGGCCCTGAAAATCCCCGCGTTGGCGGTGTCCTCCCAGGTCAGCTCGCCCACCGTGACCATGCCCATTGTGACCACCAGCCTGCCGCTCAGCGCGTCCAGCGCGCCGTTGTACACGGCCTCGCCCAGCTCGGTCGTCCAGGACTGCCCCTCATAGGCCACATATTCCAGCGCCGTCTCCCCGGGCGCCAGCATCAGCTGCGCGTTCGCGGCGTCTGCGATATCCTGGCCATCGCCCTGATACAGCCGCACGGCCATCCACGCGATGTGGTCCACGTCGCCGCTGCCGCCGGTGCCCTGGGTGTCGATGGTGGCCTTGGTGATCTGCAGCGCCCCCGCGGGGCTCACGCTGGTGCTGCGCCCGATGTAGTTGCCCAGGGCATCCCAGGCGTACAGGAACACCGTCAGGTTGACCGCCTTGGTCAGCGTGTAGACCGGGTGCGCCGTGAAGTCCACCGGGAACTTCGGCGTGGCGGCGTTGCTGGATGTGCCCATGGTGGCCGCGCCGGTATTGTTGTTGTAGCTGCTGCCCATCACAGGCTCCGGGCAAATGTTCGCGCCGCTGCGGGTGATCGTGACGGCGCTTCGGCCGGTCACGGTCCACGGGTTGGACGGTGAAGGGTCCCCGCTGCCCGCGATGTGGCTCGGCGTCCTCACCACGCAGACGCTCAGCGGCTCTCCCCCGGCGCCGTCGTCGATGTCCACCGTGGCGCCGCTGGCCTGGATCAGGATCGGCGGCGCCGCGCCCCCGATGGCCCGCTTGGCCGCCAGCATGGCGTCCGCCAGCGTATCCTCCATGCCCGCCACGGCGTCCTCCACCGCCCGGGCGTTGGCGCTGACGATGGCCACCGCACGGGCCACCGCGCTCTGCTCGGCGGTCGTGGGCGCGTCGCAGTCCTCCGGCCTGGGCCGGGGCGTCACCGGAATGGTCACGGCCAGCTCGGTCTCGCCGTCCTCCGCGCTGGTGTGCAGCACGATCCAGCAGTAAATGTTGCGCCCGGCCTCCAGCAGCGCGTCCGGGATGGCCACCCCGTCGCTGTCGCCGTAGGCCCGCAGCGCCGCGCCAGCTTTTTCCTCCAGCGCGAAGTGGCACTCGTAGATCGCGGGCAAATCTGCGCCAGTCAGCCGCAGCAGCTGGCCATAGTCCCACTGGTAGGCCGCCTCCGCCGTCACCCGGGTGCGCCCGCCGCTGAAATCGGCGGTTATGATGTTGCTCATGTCCTCACCCCCTCCTTACAGCGTATACTCGATGCAGCCGGTCAACTTGGCCACGTGGACGGTCTCGCCGGCGTGGACGCTCACGCTGCCGTCCGTGCCCACCACCATGGAGCAGGCCAGCAGGCCGCCCGTGCCCGTGACGCTCAGCGCGCCATACAGGCCGCTGCGGGTCGCCCCGGGGCGGTAGCCCTCGGGCACCGTGAAAAGTGTCCCGTTCAGCTCGGTTTCGTTGTTGATGCGCAGGTACAGCCGGACCGTGTTGGTCTCCCGGTGCAGCACGCCCTTGCCGTTGATCAGCGTCGCGCTGACCGCCGGCGTCAGGTCGAACTTGGTCATGCGGGTGACCATCGGCGGCGTCGTGCCGTAGATCGTCGCGGCGGTGTGCTCGCGGTCGTAGGTATTGCCCTCAGCATCCAGGTCGACCACGGCCACGTCGTTGGCCAGGTCAAATCCATACTGGCTGGTGGCGCTGGACAGGGTGCAGACCACTGCCACCGTCTCCAAAAGGCTCTCGGTGTCGGCGCTGTGGATGGTATTCCCCGCGACGCTCAGCAGGCGCATCGTCGCGCCGCCCCACGTGGCGTTGACCTTGACCGCCAGGCGCATGTCGGCGGAGCGCAGGCCGCCCACCAGGCCGGGGTTGCGGATCGTGTTGCCCACGATCCAGCAGTGCTCGATCATCGTGTCCAGCTGGACGGCCGGGATGGCCGGCCCGTCGGCGTCCGGGAAGCGCAGCTCGTTGTCCCGGATCTCGCAGCGGCGCAGCTGCTGGCGGCCCTCATAGACGGCGCTGGCGGCGTAGCCGGCGTTGTAGGGCTCGATGGCCCCGCGGATCACCAAAGCCTCGGCCTTGCTGCTGGCCCGGTACACGAATGTGTTGCCCACGATCCGCGCCTGCTCCGCGTCCAGGATCGCGGTGGGCTGCATCGCCGCCGGGCTGTTGGCCACCGGCCCGTTGGTGCAGTAGCCCAGGTACAGGGCCCCTCCCCGGACGCGGTTGCGCTCCAGCGCGACGCGCTCGCCCACGCAGATGGCGAAGATGCCGCCCTCGATGTCGGCCACGTTGTCCTGGATGCGCACCGTGTAGCCCCGAAGCATCGTGCCGCAATAGCCGGACGCGGGCGCGTATTGTTCCGCGAAGTCGAACACGTCCCGCGGGTCGCTGTCCACGACGACGTTTCCCTGGCACAGGGCGTTGTTCGCCCAGCAGTTGAATATGGTCGTGGCCAGCTGGTTCACCGGGCCCCGGAAGCCGCTGACGTAGTTGTCCACGATCTCCAGCTGCTCCGCGAACAGGTTGAAGCTGTAGCCGGATACATCCCGCACCACATTGTGGGCGAAGCGGCAGCGGCGCACCAGCGGCGTCTCCGCGCCGGGCGTCACGTACACGATCTCCTCTCCGCCCAGGGCGGTGAAGGTGCATCCGACGATCTCCACCGCGTCGTCGCAGCCGACGGCGAAGAGCACGTTGGCGAAGCGGTCGACCACCCTGGCCGCCGGCGTGTTGACGGTGTACAGGCGGCTGAACCGGCAGCCGTACAGCCGCACGCTGCCTCCCTCCGCGCGGATCAGCGACTGGGTGTCCACCGTCTGCAGCAGCGCGGCCCCCAAACCGACGAAATTCAGCCGCCGGTAGACCACGTCCGCGCCCTGGCTGGTGAACATGTTGATAAACTGGTTGCTGGCCTCGGTCACGGCCAGCGGCGTCAGCGTCGCGCCCACGCCCTCGATGACGATATCCCGCGAAATCACCACGCTTTTGAAACGATAGACGCGAGACAGGAAACGGACATTGTAGCCGCTGTCCACGGCGGCCTGCACGGCTGTGGAATCGTCGGTCACGCCGTCGCCCACGGCGCCGAACATCTCCGGCGTCACGTAGCCCCGGTGCTCGATGCTCAGCGGGTGCGCCTCCAGGTAGTCCGCCAGCGCGGCGTCGACCTGCTGGTCGGTGGGCTGGCCTACCGTCGCCCAGGCGGTCTCGTCGCCGCCCAGCGTGACCAGCGCCTGCCAGGCCCGGCCGTTCACGGCTGGCTTGTTCACCTTGCCGTCCACTGCCGCCTGGGCGGCGCTGGCGGCATCCATGGCCATCTGCGTCTCAGTGCGCACGGCCTCCCCGGCGCTGCCGTACACCGCGCCGCTGGCGCCCCTGCGCAGGTCGTACAGCTCGGTGTAGTCCGCGATGGGCAGCTCGCTGCCCTCCACGGGATCGTCGGTCACGCCCTCGGCCACCCACATCAGCGCGTCCACCAGCGTGCACAGCCGCCCGTCGCCGTCCAAAAAGCGCACCACGGCCCGCAGCTGGCCGGTGCAGGCGTAGCACTCCGCGCTCATGGCCACCGTCACGGTGTCGCCGTCCACCGCGCCGGGGCACTGCACCTGCACGCCGTCCACGCGGGTAAACACGCCGTAGGCCACGCCGCTCAGCGTGGCGGGCCTGCCGCCCTCCAGCACCTTCACCCGCAGCTCATGGCCATGGTCGTCGCCCACCAGCATCAGCGGCTCCGGCAGGGCCCGCGGCCGCTGCCACGGGGCCGTCAGGTCCACCGTGATGGGGATTATCCAGTTGCTCATACTCTCACCGCCTTATGTCGGTCTAATGATGTATCCGCCGCTCTCGCCGTCGCCGAACACGGTCACGCCGCTGTCCCGCAGCTTGCTCAGCGTATCCGGCAGCCGTCCCAGCGTGCAGGCCGTGTAGCGCTGCTTGCTGCCGTTCCAGGTCAGGCCCACGGCGTCGAGGGCAACGTCCCCGCAGGCCTTCGGGTGCCACACGTGCACCGTGTCGTACAGGTGGCACTGGGCCATGGCCCGGAAGCCCTTGTACTCCTCGCTGTCGCCCAGCCTGGCAAAGTCGATCTGCAGCGACACCTTGCTCAGATGCACGCCGGCCTGCCACTGCTGCGCCACGGCCAGCCGCATCAGCATCTTGGCCTGCGCCATGCTGACGCCCTCGTTTTCGTTGACCGTCGCCTCCGGCACGTCCAGCACCGCGGCGTAGGGAATCGCGTGCTCGGCGTAGTTGGGCGCGGCCACCCATCTTTCCTCCGGCGTGTAGCCGCCGCCGCCGCTGTCGCCGCCGCCGCCCTGGCCGCCCTCCTCCTCGGTGTCCAGGTACAGCGGGCTGCCGTCCTCCTGCTTGCCCACGGGGATCAGCGCGGTGGTGATCTCGCCGCTCAGCTCGCAGTCCTTGACGCCGGTCAGGTTGGCCCCGTAGGCCGCGCGGAAACCCCGGTCGACGCCGGCCCGCCGCAGCAGGTACACGTCGAAGTTATCCAGCACCAGCTCGCCGCCGAAGAGGCTGACGAAGCTGTCCGTCTCGCCCAGGATCGCCGCCACCGGGTTGACGTTGTGGATCTCAAAGCCGGTGCGGCTGTCGCCGATGTCGGTATAAAACCTGAAACCGTGCCCAAAATGGCAGCCATTGCCGATGGCGTCCAGCAGCTGCTGGCCGGTAAACGCGCCTTCGAACTTTACGTCCGTCGCGTTGCCCAAAAGATCCCAAAAGACGTGCCAGGCCTCTACCCGGACGCTCTTTTCGCCGAAGCGCAGCCCGTCCGGGCGGATGCGGAACAGCTGCGGCCGCGCGGCCACGCTGGGCGTCGCCGCCTCCACCGCCTCCTGGGTGTCGTAGGCCACCTCCCGCAGCCGCATGTCCAGCGCGCTGGAGTCGATCCAGCCCGCGCCGTAGCTGCTGGTGTTCACCCGGGTGCGCTCCTCGCCCACCTGGGTGACGGCCACCTCGATGCCGCCGGGCAGCACGCCCCGCTTGCGGCCGCCGTCCTCCCGGTCGTACAGCGTGCGGGCCGCCTTGGTGGCGGTCACCAGCACGCGCCAGATCTCCACCGTCTGCACCCGCGCGCCCGCCTGGATCTCCGGCACGCTGCGCACGGGCACGTCTGCCCGCAGCAGCGCCTCCGGCTGCAGCAGCCGCCAGCGGCCCTCCGGATCGTAGGGATGCTCCAGTGTCAACACGTGCTTGTCGTTGGCCTCCAGCTTGTACTCCCAGCTCAGCGGGCACAGCGTGCCCAGGCCTTCGGTCGTGAAATCGGTCTCGGTGGGGCTGTATACATTGATCGTGCTGCTCACTCCACCAGCTCCTTTGCGTCGTAGTGCCGCCGCTCCCGGGCCCCGCGGCACAGCGTCAGCTCGCTGGCCAGCCAGCCGCCCCGGCGGCCGCGCGTCAGGATCAGCTCGAAGCGCCAGGGCATGTAGCTGCGGCCGACGGGCTCCCTTTTGAACTCGCCCACAACCTCGCCCACGATCTTGGCGCGCTGTCCCTCGTCGCTGGTAAAGCCCCGCGCCCAGACCACGCTCAGATCGTCCTCATAGGCGCGGCCCAGCACGGCCTCCGCCATCAGCGTCCACTCCTGCATAGTCGCCACCTCTTACCCAAAGACTTGATCTATCGTGCCCCGCTGCAGCAGCGTTGTCCTGCCGCCGGCGGCGCCCCCGGCCTTGTCGGCCTCCCGCTCCAGTCGCCGCTCCGCCCTTTCGGCGGCGATGTCCATGTAGCGACTGAAGGACATCCGGTCGACGGCGTCCATGGGGATGCCGCACTCCATCAGCGCGGCGTAGATGCTCCGCAAAAACTCCGGCGGCGTCAGGCCTCGTCCGCTGCCGCCGCCGGAATAGGGAAACTGACGATGCGCTCCTGCACGTAGCCGATCACCTGCTCCAGCAGCTGCGGGATCAGCGCGAAGGGCGTGCCCTCGTAGCCGTCCAGCAGCTCGTCCCCGGTGAAGGCGTCGTCGAACAGGGCGCACACGTAGCTGAGGCAGTCCTCCATCAGCTCGCCGTCGTAATCTCCCCGGGCGTCGCTCCAGCGCTTGGCCAGCGCGTAGGCGTCCAGGCACTCCCGCATGCGCGGCTCCGCCCGGTAGGCTTTTTCCACGCCGCCCCGGGGCCGCAGCTTGATGATCAGCATGATGCGTCCTCCTTATCGAAAATAGGGCGCCAGTGCGCCGGGCACACTGACGCCCACGGTCTCACGATCAGCTCTTGGCGTACACCTCGTCGAAGAAGCCCGCCAGCAGCGCCGCGGCGCCGTCGCCGGTCAGGGTGCTGTGGACGACCGCCTTGGTGTCCTTGTCATAGTCGCGCGGGCCGAAGGTGCCGCTCAGGCTGGGCGTCTGCCAGTTGACATTGCCCTGTTCTTTGGTGTGGTAGGTGGTGTCGCTGGGGCCAAACTTGCCCTTGTACAGCCAGATGTAATCATAGCTGCCGTCGCTGCGCAGCGCCTTGAAGCCCATGGCCACATAGGGCGCGCTGTCGTTCGCGTTTTCGATCTCCACGCCGTGGGCGTCGATCGTGGTGCCCAGCAGGTAGCTGGTGACCTCGGTGCCCAGCGCGGCCATGGTGATGGACACCTCATAGCCGTCGTAGGTGATCAGCTGCTCGTACACAGGATTGTCGTCAGCGCCCAGCTGGTCGCTGCTCACCTGCGCGGTCATGGCCACCTCGATCAGGCCCGGCACATGCTTGTACTCGGTGTCATAGGTCGCGCCGGTGCTGTCGTCGGTGATCAGCTTGACGAAAACCAGATCCTCCACGCCGATCAGGACGGCGCGCTTGGCCACGTTGGTCTTGGTATTAGGCATAAATCCCATCCCCTTTACTTAAATTCACAATAGGTCGTATCGATGCGGATGTGGTACTGCAGGCTGCTCTGGCTCTGCTCCAGGCCCTGCTCCCGCACCCTGGGCAGGTAGAAGCCCCGCTCCACCAGCGCGAACTGTATCTCCTCGCTGATGGCGCTGGGGTCCCCCACGCTGTACAGGTGCGCCTCGATCTGATACTCGATGATCCCGGGCTCGTCGTCCCAGGACTGCAGGCAGCGCTCGGACGCGATGCGGTACACCACATAGGCCTGCGGCAGCTGCGGGTACTGCTCGGTGGGCTGCCAGCGCAGCAGGAAGCCGGGCACCCCGGCCGCCTGGAACACCGCGTCCATCCGCTGATAGATCGTCACAATCCCAGCCCCCTCGTCAGCTCCGCCATGATGGCGTCCATGATCTCGTCCTCTTTGGCTGCCACCGCCGGCTCCATGAAGGGATGCGGCGGCGCGGGCGCGGGCCCGCCGTGGCCGCCCTCCACCAGGTGGGCGTGCGGGGCCTCGCCGTCAAAGGTACCGACCTCGATGCTCTTGCCCCGGTTTCGGCGGCCGCCGCGCTTGTCGATGCGCAGCGCCTTTTTCAGGCCGCCGGTGCGCACGGGCGCGCGCTGCAGCACTTCGGGCAGCAGCACCTCGGCGCCGGCGCGCAGGGCTGCGTCGCCCCGCGAGGGCAGATCGCCCACGGCGTCAAGCTGATTGAGCACGTCCCGCATGGCCACGGAATCCGCGCTCAGCGTGATCTTGCCCATGGTCACCTCTCTCCCTGGTCGTAGCTGACGGCCTTGATCCGCGCGTACCCGCCCGCCCACGGCGTCTCATCCATCCAGTCGATTGCGTAGCGGACGCCCCGGTGCACGATGACGCAGTCGCGCGTGATCTGTGCGCGGACGCCCCATCGCACGATAAACTGCACCGTGTCGATGCTGCGGTCCGCGCCGTCAGCCAGACGGTCGCTGCCGCTGCTGCTGCGCTTCGCCGCCCAGCAGCTCAGCAGCGGCGTGTCCTCCGCGCTGTAGTGGTGGTTGGCGTCGATGCTGCCCTCCGGCTTGATCACGTCGATCCTGTATTTCAGCTCGCCCGGATCCACGACGGCCATAATCCCACCTCCAGCGCTAATTGAGTTGGTGTATGATCCCCTGCAGGCCGAACACGGCGGGCGTGCTGTTCAGCTGCTCCGGCGTGCCCAGGCTGCGGTGATCGTAGTAGTAGCAGGCCAGCTGGTACACCGCCAGGTCGTACAGCGCCTCCGAAGCGTCGCCCGGATCCGGCGCGGCCACCCCGGCGTTGGCCAGGTAGCCCACGGCGGCCTGCAGGTACAGTCCCAGCTGCTCGTCGGTCACATCGCCGTCGATGGCGGCGTGCGACCGCAGCCAGCTCACGTCGACGGCCATGTCCGTCAGCTCCTGGCCGCCAGGGCCACGAAGGGGCTGCGCACCGTGCTGCCGTTGTAGGCCTCGATGGGATTGAGCCACCGGGTCTTGCCGCCCGCGCGGTAGGTGAACTTGAAGGCCGTCTCGTCATACTCGAAGCGGACATGGATGGACGTCTGGCCGTTCATCGCGCCCTTGTCGATCCAGCGGTACTGGCTCAGGTCGGCAAAGACGATGTCGCCCTTCGCGCCCAGCGCCTTGGCCTGCTCGATCGGCACCAGCGGGCGGCCCAGCAGCATGCCATTCGGCGCGCTGGCCAGCTGGCCCGCGGGCAGGAACACCGGCACGCCGTTGATCACGGTCAGGTCGGTGGACTCGGTGCGGCCCACGTTCATCAGCAGCTGCATCAGCACCAGCTCCAGATCCTGGTTGATGTACCACTCCGCGTTGGCGCGGTTCTTCACCGGCATCGCGTTGAACATCTTCAGGATGTTGTTGAGCTCCAGGGTCGCGGCCGCCTGGCCGGACTCCTTGGCGATGGTCACCAGGGCGGCGCTGCCCAGGATGCCCGCGGGCATGCCGGAGCCGGAGCCGTCGAAGATCGCGTCGTCGATCTTGAAGGCGAACTCGTCGCGGAAGCCCTCGTTGATGATGCCGGCCATCGCGGGCAGGTCCTCCAGCATCTCCTCGGTGGCGTAGCACATGCCGGTCAGCTTGTGCAGGTCGATCTGGTCCTGCTTGAAGCGCATGCGGCTGGCGGTGTACTGCGCGGCCTCCGCCGTCCAGTAGGCCAGCAGGCCGCCGTTGCGGCCCTTGACGCGGCCGGTGTGCTCGTCGCCGGTGCCGTCCACGTAGTCCTTGCGGCTCTCGGTGTCCAGCACGTTGGTGATCAGGCGGTTGCCGCTCACCGGCACGCGATTGACCTTGCCGAACAGCACGGACTCGCTCTTGGCCACGTTGACCAGCTCCTCGCTGTAGTCCGGCGGCACCAGCACGCCGCCCTCGGTGTCGGTGGTCAGGTTCTGGCCGCTGGCGCTGCGCACCTGGACGTACTCGCCCAGACGCGGATCGACGTCAGCGCGGCTGGAAAAGTCCTTGGCCCGCGCCACGGCGCTGTAGAAATCGCCGGCGCTCTTGAACTTGCTGGCCGCTGCCTTCACGGCGTCGCTGTTGGCCTTGAAGGCCTTCAGGTTGGCGCTCTGGGCCTCGGTTTCCTCGTCCAGGGATTCCTTCAGCATGTCGCGCCGGGCCTTCAGGCTGGCCAGCTTGTCGGTGGCGGCCTTCATGGCGTCCGCGCCGGCGTCCTTGTTGGCCTGCAGCTGCATGGCCTCGTCGCGGGCCTGGTTGATCTCCGCGTTCACGTCCTTCAGGGCCGCGCGGATCTGCTCAATCGTCATAGTAATACTCCCCCTCTTGTCCTTGTCAGTCGTAGCTGTCCACCAGCGCGCTGAAAAGCGCGCGGCGCGCGGCGTCCGTCTCCGCCTGGGCGGCCTCAGTCGCCCTGGCGGCCTGCGCCGCATTGTCCTGCTGCCGCTCCAGGCAGCTGCGCACCCGGGCCCGATCCAGGCTGCGCACGGGATTGCCGCCCAGGTCGCCGGCGTCCTCCCACACGCTGCCGTCGTCGTGCATCAGGCTGTCGGCAAAGCCCAGCTGGATGGCCTGCGTGGCGTTCATGTAGGTGCCCTCGCCGTCGGTGCCCTGCATCAGCTCCAGGATTTTCTCCCGGCTGTTGTGCGTGCGGCGGGCGTAGGCGTCGATCTGCGCCTCCCGCACCGACGCCAGCACGTCAGCCGCGGCCCGCAGCTGCGCCTCCCGTCCGGCGGTCATGCTCCAGGGCTCGTGGATCATCACGGTGCCCAGCACGCTGATGCGGATCTCGTCCGCGGCCATCGCAATCAGGCTGGCGGCGCTGGCGGCCAGGCTCACCATGGCCACCACCTTGCCGCGCCCGCTGGTGCTGTACTCCCGCAGCATGTCGTAGATCGCAGCGCCCGCGAATGCGTCGCCGCCGGGGCTGTTCAGCCACACGTGCAGCTCGCCGCTGCACTGGGCCAGCTCCCACCGCAGCTGCTGCGGCGTCACGGTGTCGCTCCACCAGGACTCCTGGGACGCGATTTCTTCCTGGATATACAGGTCGCAGGCGCCCGCGCCCTGGCTCATGCTCCAAAACTTTTTCATGGGCTCATCATCCCTTGTCTTTATAGTAGGGGCCTTATGTCACCGTCGCGTCGCGCTCTCATACGACGCCCGCGTCACACCATCATCCGCGGTACGGCAGGCCCCGGCCGGCCGAAAGGAGGTTACCGACCTGGCCTCGTGGGCCGAACTACGCCGCGCCGCCGCTGTTGCCGTTGCCGTTACCCTGGCCCAGCAGCAGCTCGGGGTGTTCCACGGATATCCGCAGCGGGATCATATCCCGCGCGGCCATCAGCTCGTTGCCGTGCGGCAGCGGAGGCTGTCCATCCTCCTTGCGCGCGTCATTGGGCGTGATCCAGCCGCCCCGGATGCCCTTGGAGTGCTTGTCAGCCATGGCGGCCGTGTCGCCGCGCATCAGGGCGTCCATGTCAAAACGGAATGTGTACCCCAGGCAAATCTCATCGTAGGTCAGCAGCTTGCGGTTCAGGGCCTGCTCCCACTGTTCCACCAGCGGCAGCATGGTCAACTTCATAAACTCCGCCGTGTCCTGCTCGCTCGTCGAGTAGCCGGAGGACGTCGCGTCGCCCAGCATCCTGGGCGGCAGGTTGTACACCGCGGCCACCTTGCGCCGGGTCACGTTGTCCACGTCCAGCACGTGGGCGTCCACCAGGCTGCCCTTGATCGTGTCGGCGGTCACACCGCCGTCCAGGATGATCACGTGCTTGCCGCTCTCCTCGTAGGCCCGCTTGAAGCGCCGGACGTGATCCAGCTGCTTCTCCTCCGACAGGTTGGTCGGGTAGGTCAGCACGATGCTCTCCTGGATGCCCTCCAGCTGGGAGATGCTCACGTCGCGGATCTTGCGGTCATAGCCCAGCGTGCCGCCCAGCACCTCCACGGGGCTGATGCCGGTCACGCCGTCGGTGCTCATGTGCTGCAGCGCGATGATGTAGCTGTTGTGCACCGTCACCAGCGTGTTGTCGTCCAGCGTGATCTGGTACCAAAGCTCGCCGGTGTCGGTGTTCCGCAGCACCTGCACCCGGGACGGGTCCAGCGGGTCCAGCTTTTCGATGGTGATCATGTCCTCGGCGTACACGATCAGGATGTACCCCACGCCCACCGTCTCCACGCAGGCCGTCACGGCCATCAGCCACTGGTACGGCGTCAGGTTGTTGGTCGGCGCGTAGCTCACCAGCCGCTCCCGCTGATCGTGCAGCACCGGCGTAAAGTCGCGCACCAGGTGCAGCGGCATGCAGGCCAGTGTCTTGGCGATGCGCGCCACCGCGGCGTAGATCACCTCGCTGCCCTTCAGATCCTGCCGGGATTTCAGGTTCTGGATCGCGTTCCAGATCGTTATGTAGCCCGGGGCCGCCGTCGTCGTCTCCACGGGTCGGTCGCGGCTGTTCTGCCTGTTTTTCTTCCGGCCAAAAAGCGCCATTGCCATCACTCCTATAGGGTTATGATCGTCACGCCCGCGCTCTCCCGGCGGCTGCCCACCGGGTTGAGGCGCATCTGCTCGGTGTGCGCGTTCAGCAGCGCCGCGAACCCGTCGATCTTGTTGTACTTGCCCGCCTTGGTGGGCAGCCAGTTTTCGTGCTCCGCGTCCCGCACGCCCTGTCGGATCTTCACATTGTCCAGGTACCACCGGCACAGCGGGTTGTTGTTCATCACCAGCCGGCCGTCCAGCAGCACCTCGCGCATGTCCTTCATGGGCGCGTTCAGCGTCAGCGGCCCCTGGCGCACCAGCTGCGGGTTGAGCCCGGCGTTCTCCAGGCTCTGCACCAGCCGCATGGCGTTGGCCGGGTCGTAGCCGATGCTCCGGATCGTGTAGCGCTTGCTGGCCTCCACAAACCACCGCAGCAGCAGCTCGTAGGTCACATAGTCGCCGGGCACGATGCTCAGATACCCCTTCATCGCCCACTCGTAGTAGGGAATCTTTTCGTTGTCCGCCTGGACTTTCTTTTCGGGAATCCAGGTGTGCCCCAGCCAGAAGAACTTGCCGTCCTCCAGCGGAAACTCCAGCGCCGCGGCGGTGAAGTCCTCGGTCAGCGCCAGGTCGAAACCGCCGTAGCACTCCCGGCCCACCAGCCCGGCCTCGTCGAAAACGCCGTCGTTGCGCTTCAGCACCTCGAACTCCACAAACTTGGCTTCGGCGTTGTTGGTGAAAATGTTCAGCTGCTTGCAGATGAAGTCAGATCGTTCCTGCGACACCCGCTTGCAGCGCTCCCAGTCGTCCTCCAGCTGCTTCAGGTCCAGCAGCACCCCGATGGACGGATTCGCCTTGATCCAGCAGCTGCTGTCCTCGATGTTGTCGTCCTCGTCCAGCTCGCAGATGAAGGTGAACATTCTGTCCGCGATGGCCTCCCGCAGCTTGCCGGGGATCAGCGCGTCGCCGAACAGCTGGTAGTAGTGCATCAGCGGCCCGTCCAGCACGGTGCCCATGGTGGTGATGTACAGCGCCAGCGGCTGCCGGCGCTTGTTCATGCCGCGCTTGACCACGTTGATCAGCTTGAAATCCCGGTACCCATGGATCTCATCGAAGATCGCCAGGCTGGGGTTGTGGCCGTCCAGCTTGCGGCTGTCGCTGGCCAGCGGCACGATGACGCTGTTATTTTTGTCGTAGTGGATCGCGCTGCGCAGCACCCGGAAGTGGCTGCCGATCTTGCTCTCCCGGATCTGCGTGCAGGCCTCGTCGTACACCACCCGCGCCTGGTCGCGGCTGTTGGCCAGCAGCAGCACCTCCGCGCCGCGCTCGCCGTCCTTGGCCGCGCCGAAGCTGGCGTTGCCGGAGACCATGGTCGATTTGCCGTTGCCGCGCCCGACGATGATCAGCCCCTCGCGAAATCGCCGCAGCCCGGTCTCACGGTGCACCCAGCCGTAAAGGTTCGCCTCGCAAAAGCGCTGCCAGGGCATCAGCACGAAGCTGTCGTAGTCGCCCTTGCTGGGCACCAGGTAGCGCTCCATGTACCGGATCGGCCGCTCCGCCAGCTCCGGCTCGAACACCCACGGCCAGGACGGGTCCTCCCGGCTCCGCTTGATGTCCCGCAGGAAGCGCTCGCAGGCCATCCGCACCTTGCGGCAGACCTTTATCTGCCCTGAGATCGCGTCCCGCGCGTACTGGTAGACGCTGTCCAGGATCGGCGACGGCTTAGAAGTCGTCGAAACCGCCGTCATCATCAGGTTCCGTGGGCTGATCCTTTGTCGCCTTCACCAGGCCGAGTGCCTGCATCATGCGCCTCTGCTGGTCCATTAATTTGGTCAGCATGCCGACGCTCTTGTTCTCTTTGTAGTAGCTCTGGCGGCCGTTGCGCTCCATGCCGCCCAGGCCCCGCTGCTCGATGTCGGCCTGCAGCTTGGCCTTCAGCCGCTCATAGCGCACCACGTCGGCCAGCATCAGCGCCTGCTGGGGCCGGATCGCGTCCCCGCCGCCCAGCTCGTCGGCCAGCGCGTCAAACAGGGCCGCGCTCTCCTCGTCGTCCGGGAAACGCCTGCGCCCCGCGGTCTCCTCAGCCATGCCGCCTCACCTCTACACCTTGATGATGCGCACGCTGACGGGCGGGGCGGGCCGCTCCTCGCCATGGCCTCCCTTTTCGGGGTGGCGCTTGTTGTGGCAGGCCTCGCACAGTGAGACCAGGTTGCTCAGCTCCAGCCGCAGGTCCTCCCGCTGATCGATCGGCACGATGTGGTGCACCACCGTCGCGGCCCTCGGTCGCAGGATCGCCCCGGCATGCTGGGCGGCCAGGCAGTCCTGGCACATCCAGTGGTCGCGCTCCAGCGCCTCCCGCCGTGCCCGACGCCAGGCCGGCGTCTTGTAAAAGGGATCGACCTGCTTGCCGTGGTACATGCGCCCTCCCAAAAGCGTCAGCGTTGTCGCTTTTCTTGTGCCCGATTATACTTTGCCGCGCCAGGGCAAAGGAAGGGCCACGGCGGGGCCATGCCGGTGGCATTCTTCCCCCGGAGCATAGCAAAAGCGCCGCGCGGGATTGCGCGGCGCTTGCCGGTGTGCTTTCGCTTGCTGTTCGGTTTTCCGGTGGCCCCGGGCATGCTCTGCCGGGGCGGCAGCTGATTTTTCAGCCGTGATCATGAGCGGCATGCGCCTCTCAGTTTACTGGGCGTCGCCTCTCAGCGCCTGCGCCTTCTCCCTGGCCAGCTGCAGACTCACGTAACTGGCCTTGGCGTGGGCCATGTGGGCGGCGTTGCGCAGCACGCCGAAGACGCCGCTCAGGCCCTCCAGCGTGACGTCGATGCGGTTGTCCATCGCGCCTTCGGCGAAGAGATGGGCCATCTCCTCCAGGCAATTCTGCATGTCGTCGGTCAGTATCTCGATCTGGTTCATGATGTCCATGACGCTGGTGCCGGTGGCGATGGTGGTATTGATATCGATCATGATTTTATCCTCCTCGTGCGGTTCGTCAGTGTTGACCGCGGGGAGGCAGGTATGCTATAATTTACCTGCCGCCCTGCGGGGTGGTGGGTGAGAAGTCGCGGAATCTGGCAGGACGCAGCGGCTTCTCATTTCTTTTCGGCCAGTTCAGCTTTTACCCGTCGGATACCTTCACGGACAACGTCTGCGCGTGTCCATCCCAAAGCCTTTGAGCACTCATCAAGCTCCTTGATATCCTCTTGTGTCATTCTAACCTGTAGAATCTTATCCCTCGGGTTTTCGCTGTGCGGCCGCCCGGTTTTCGGGCTCACTCGCTTCACCTCACTTTCTGTAATTACAATTATATATTTGTCATTACAAAAAGTCAATCCCCCAAATGCAACAAAAAAGCGTCAACGTTGACGCTTTTTGCTTATCTTTTCCCAAGCAGCAGCTTTTCAGCCAGCCTCTGCGCCTGCAGGTACACCAGACGCAGCGCCAGCAGGCACCGGAGGCCATTGATCGCAAGCCATAGCCCCGCAGCCCGGAGCGCCAGCTGGATCAGCCGCTTCACCCGTCCGTCCATGCGCTCACGCCTTCCTCACGTTGTCGTCCCTGATGGCCCGTCCGATCATCTCGCCCACCCTCTTGGCGCAGGCTTCGCACAGGATCAGCGTCTCACCCTGCCAGCTGATGCTCCCCCAGCCGGCGGGGATGGGCTCATTGACCACCGCCTTCACCATCCTGCCGACGCTGTCAACTGTATTATCAAAGCCAACAGGGACAAACAATTCGCCCCGGCACCGGTCGCACGTGTACTTGTTGCCCAGCAGCTTCACTTGTCATTCCCTCCCATCACCCATGTCACTAGCGCCACCACACCGACCATGATGCCGACGCATAGCGCGAAGAAAAGCACCGCGAAAAAGCCCTTAACCCCGGCCGCCATGCCGGCGGCCGCCCACTCGTGGAACATTGCCCTCATCCTCTCTTGTTTTAGTCCTATCATCCAGCACGCTCACGATCGGCACGTGCTCGCCGTCCCAGCTGATCACCCGCAGGCCGTCGCGGCACATGGCCACCGCCTCCCGCTTCAGGCGCTTGATCTGCGATGTGCTGTAGCACATCGCTTTGCCGCAGCCGCTCAGCGACAGGCCCTCCACATAGGTGCGGATCATCACCTCGCCCAGCAGCGCTGGCAGCTGCTCCGACAGGTAGATGCAGCAGGCCCGGATCGCGTCCCTCTGTCGCCTGGACTCGTCCACCCGCTCCCGCAGCGTGCCCACGTCGCTCACATACTCCGCCAGCAGCGGGTGCCCGTCGTCGCGGTCGCCGGCGTCCGCGGAGGACGGCGACCTGCCGCCCTCGTCGATCAGCGCCAGCCGCCGATCCAGCACGCTCTGGGCCTCTTTCACCCGGGCCGCCGCCCCCGCGTACATCTCAAAGATGTCAAGCGCCGTCATCCCCGTCACCTCCGACCGTCGTTAATCCTTGTCCTTTTTCATAACTTCCATCAGTCGCATCATCGAAAGCCGCATGTCAGCCGCCGAATACTTCGCCTCGCCGACCTGCTCCCGCAGCGCGTTCAGCAGCTGGTACAGCCGGTACTCGTCCCAGATGCCGACGATCTGAGAACATAATGCCAAATGTTCGTCATCCTGCCCTTGATCCATCAGGCACACCACCAGGCACGCGCGGACATTCTCATGGGTATCATCGTGGATGTAGACCTCGCCCTCCGGGCTGATGCTGTACCCCTTGACGCTGATGGTCAGATTGGTCGTGTCCTTATTCTCCATCCCTCGCGCCTCCCTCCTGCGCCGTCAGCTGCTTCTCCAGCAGCGAGCCCCTCAGCCGCTCCATGGCCAGCGCGTGGATCAGCTCGCCGAAAGTCTTGGCGCCCACGGCGCTCTGGATGTGGCGCAGGATCGCCAGCGTCATGGTGTCGTCGTCCAGGCCCTCCACGTGCCCCACCAGGCAGTCGCAGCCCTCCACCGTCTCGATCACACCAAATACGGCCATGCGCTTGACGCCGATCCAGGTCTCCCCGATGGCGCGGCGGCCATGCTCGCCGGCCACCTCCCCGTTGATCGTGATCGTCGCCCGAAGGCATTCCTTCCGTTTCTCCACGTCCATTCTCCTCTCGCTTAGTCGTCCATAAACTGTTCAGGCACGTCGCTGTTGTCGGTCTCCTCAAAGGGCGGCTCGCCGTCGTCCCGGCCCCGCGCGCTCAAAAATTCCACGTCGTCGGCGGTCAACTCCATGTAGGCCCGCACGCTGCCGTCGTTGCCGTTGTAGCCGTAGGCCCTGGCCGGGCCCGCCACACACACCTTCCGCCCCTTGGCCAGGTACTTGTAGCAGTTGTCCGCCAGCCCCCGCCAGGCCGTCACCCGCACGTAGTCGGCCTCCGGGTGGGCCCCGGCCTTCACCCGCCGGTTGACGGCCACCGTAAAGGTGCACACCGATACGCCGCTCACGTCCCGGATCTCAGGGTCGCGCGTCAGATTGCCGATGATGATCAGTTTGTTCATCCTGTACCTCCATTCTCTCTCCACACCAGGGGCACAGCGGGTAGGGGCATATCCTTCGCGCCCGAGCCGCGCCTCTCGTCGGCTGCGGCCAGTATGCGACGCCGCCGCAGGTCGAGCAGTAAAACCTCCAGCCCCGTGGCTGGACATCCAGCGTCCCCCACCGCCCCATGGTCAGTCCTCCTTGATCTCGTCCACATAGTCCCGGTACCCGCAGCCGAATTTGGGCTTTTCGCCCAGCGGGATCACCTGCATCAGCGCCCGCCGCAGCTTGCAGCTGCGGATCTCACCGCCGTCCTTGACGCACAGCGCGCAGCCCTCGTGGATCGCCCGCAGGGCCACATAGTCCAGGTCGTCCACCGATACCATCACATACTCCCGGCTCACCACGCTCTGCGGCCGGATCACGCACTCCCCCTTTTCGGTCAGCCGGTCGAGCCGGTTCCAGTCCTTCTCGGTCAGCGTCAAAGCGATTTCATCCACCAGCTTCCCACACAGGTGCCGCAGCAGCTGGTAGTCCCGCCAGCCGTTCGGGATTTTGTGCAGCCGCTCCGACAGCATCTCCCCGTGCATTTTCCCGATGATGTTGAAGCACGCCAGGTGCTCGATGGCGCGGCGCTCCCGGCCGTACACCTCCATGATGGGGTAGTCCTCCTTGTTGTACCTCATCCCCTGCCGCCCCCCTTGCGGATCGCCGTCATCGTCCCATAGTCGTCCCACTGTCGGACGGCCTCCAGCGCCACCTCGTAGTCGCACCGCGGCAGCTGGCCCATGCTCGTCGCGCCGAACTGCGTTCGCAGGCTCTTGCGAATCGCAGCGGCGGCCCGCTTCTCCGCGCCCTTGGCCATGTACAGCCCGCAGACCTCACTGGCCCGCTCCCGGATCGCGGCGTTCAGCGCCCGGGCCTGCCCCGGCGTCACCTTTTCCAGCAGCGCCACCTGGCGGCGCAGCTGCTCCATCATGTCGGTGGTGGCCCGCAGCATGGCGGCCATGGTCTCCAGGGCCTCGCCCATGCGCCGCATCTCCCGCGCGGCTTCCTCCGGCATCAGCGCCCCCTGTTCGGGGCGGATCGGCATCAGGTCTCCCATTTACGCGCCCTCCACTTCGTAGGTCTCCTCGCTCAGCGCCGCCGACATGCTCGCACACCAGTCGGCCAGCATGGCCACCTGCGCGGCCATCTGCCGCCGATCGTCGTCCCGCAGCGCGGCCAGCTGGCGGGAGTGCGGTACATACCCAACCGACCCCATGAAGGTCCGCACCGCCAGGCCCACGGCCTCCGCCTCCACCCGGGGCCCCGTCGGCTCGTCCCGGTGCGTGTCGCCCCGCGCCGCCTGGCTCTTGTAATCCAGCAGCGCCTTCTGGGCCTTCTGCCGCTCCGCGGCCTGGTGCTCCGCCATCCGTTCGGCGTCGGCCAGCTGGGCGGCCAGTCGATCGATCTCCGCCTGCGCCTCCGGGCTGATGCCCTCGGCCGGCGCTTCCAGCGCCTCCTTCAGCGCGGCCTTGGCGGCCTCCAGCTGGGTCTTGATCGCGTTGCGCTCGGTCAAAGCCAGGTCAGTGTCGGATCGCGCCTTTTCGGCCATGCCCCGCGCCTCCGCCAGCTGCGCGTTCAGCCGGGTGACTTGGCCCTTGGCCACCATTTCGGCGTGCTCCGACTGTTTCAGCACCCGCCGAAGACCTTGTATTTCGTCTTTCAGTGCCCGAAGGCTCTGGTTCTCCTCCACCGCCTTCGTGGCCACCGCTTCCCGCTCGCCCTCCGGCAGCGCGAGGATCTCCTGGATGTGGCTGATCGGCAGCTTGGTCATCGCGCTGTCCGCGGGCACCTCCCGGGCCACCCGCATCAGCCGCTGCGCGCGGCGCTCATGCATGCCGGTGGTGCGCTGCACCCAGTCCTCCCACTGTCCGTGCGGCACCAGGCGCGCCTCCTTTGCCTCGATCAGGCAGCGGCCCACCTCAACCAGGTTGGCGTAGGCGCCCTGGATGTGATAGCTGATTCGCCGCTCGATGCTGGCCAGCTGCGTGGCCATGATGGTGTTTCCCTCCATTGTGATGCTCCTCTCGTTCGTCGGTCAGTGTCGCGGCGCACCGTCCGCGCAGTAAAAGCTCGCCGCGTGATACTGCGGCGCGTAGAAATCCATGTCAAAGGCCGCGCAGTAAAAGCTGCCATCCCCGCTGCCGTCGTAGGGCTCCATCGGATCGCTGTTCGCCAGTTTGTAGCAGTTGCGGCAGTCCTTGCACCGCACGATCAGCGTGACGCAGAAGGGCGTCATCTCCTCGGCGCGCTTCGGCGACTCGTCGGCCGCCGCTTCCCAGGCCTCGTAGCAGCCCGCGCCGCACTCCGCCTCCAGGTTGATGCGGCACAGTCCGCCGCCCAGGTAGTGGCGGCAGGTCTCGCAGTCTCTCTCCATCTCATTTCTCCTTTCTGGCGCACAGCGCGCACGCCCTCCCGCGGCAGCATGCCGCCTTATAGTGCTGATCCCGCAGCGCCTTCGTCCCAAAGGACCACTTTTTCCCGCCGCAGGCGATGTAGTGCCGGCCCCGGTAGCTGCACCGGTGCTCAAACAGCGGGCATGTGGCGCGCTGGCCGTCCTTCGGCAGCGCCGCCCCGGCCGATTCACACTCACAGGTCTCGCCCGTCTCCAGCGCCCGCCCGCAGCGCGGGCAGTAGCGGAAGCCATTACTCCTCAGCCCGCCATCCTTCCGGGAGATCATCGCCGCTCACCTCCTCAAAGTCCATCTTTTCCTGCGTCGATGGCGGCTCCGGCGGCCGCCCGCCGTCGATCTTCCAGCGCGGTATCCACAATAGCCGCTGATTTTTGCCGTCCGGCGTGCGCTTGAGTCGCGTCGTCTTGCCGTCGCTGCCGATCTGCTCCACCACGCCCTGGGCCCGCAGCTGCCTGAAGAGCTCAGCCCGGTTGACGGGGAAGAGCCGCTCCTGGTCGCCGAAAAACTTGACCACCGCGCCATACACGGTGTCGGCCATAAAGTAATAGTTGATCTCGTCGGCGTACCCCACCATGTTTTTCGGCGTCGACGGCGGTGCGGTCGGGATGATGTTGCTCACGGCGATGGTCTTGCTGGCCAGCATTTCCGTCACCGCGCCCATAAACATCTGCACCGGCTCATCCTCGCGGGTCTCCTCCGCCTGGTGGGTGCTGTTGCCGGTCACGATCTGCCAGTATTCGTCCAGCTTCTCCCGCTTGCCGTCCTCGTCGTACAGGCCCAGGCTCTCAAAATAGTCCAGCATCATGGTCAGCCCGATCATGATGTGCGCCACCGTGGAGGGCGTGCGCGTGTGGGCCTCCTCGTCCGCCAGCGCCTGGCTCGCCCGGCGGCGATAGTCCAGGAACATCGCGCCCAGCCGCCCCGCCAGCCTGTCCGTCTGCGGTAGCAGCCACTCGATGTAGCCACGCATGGCCATCCGCAGCTCGCCAGCCATCGCCCGCTGCTGCAGATCTGTCAGTGTGTCCGATATCTTGCTCATGGGCATCCTCTCCATGTCGATCACATAAAATCGGCCGATGCCGCTGCTGCCGATGTCGGGCAGCAGCTCGCCGGTGATCACGGCCAGCGCCCTGGGCGGTCGGCTTACCTGCACACTCATGTCGGCGTTCAGGCGGCCGCGCTCCTGCTGGTTGCCGAAGGCGCGGCTCAGCTGCTGGGCGGTGCGCTGCATCTGCCGCCGCTCCTCGCGACTGGTCGTCGGGTGGTAGTCGTCCACCACCAGCATGGCGTCTTTGGCGTAAAAGGCCTTCATTCTCACATAGTTGCTGGTGTCGCCGAAGCTGGCGGGCAGCTTGCCCTCGCCCACAAAGTCGCCGAAGTGGCTCAGGAAAAGCCCCGCCGTCACACTCTTGCCGCTGCCGGTGTAGCCTTTGAGCATCGTCACAAAGCTGGGCGGGTTGCCGCCCTGTCTCAAAAACTCGCTCAGCGGCGCCAGGTAGGTGACGCCCAGCATCGGCACCGACACGTTGCTGTCCAGGTACTCCGCCAGGCTGCCGCTGGTCACCGCAGCACCCACCAGGTCGATGTCGCCCGGGGCGTCCAGTGTGTAGTGCTCCAGCCCCGCGCCCATGTCCACGCTCACATCCTCCGCCCCGATGCAGCCGCCCTGGTGCAGGTAGCACCAGCGCCCATCGATGCGCCGCCAGCCCATGTGCTGGTACACGGTCACCTTCCGCGCGCCGTCCACGCCGGCGGCCATGATCGCGCTCCGCAGCCTGTCCCGCACGGTGTTGCCGGGCATCACATTGCCGATCATGCCCCAGCCCTCCACGGCCCAGTCCAGACTCTTGTACTTGCCGATGTCCACGGTCAGCGTCTTCAGCGGCCGCCCGTCCGGGGCCCATCCCATGATCTCCAGCAGCTTTTGCTCCACCGCGCCGTCGTCCCGGGTGATCTCCGCCGTCGGCAGCGCCACGAACGTGGCCAGCGTCTTGGCGCCGTCCTCCACCCGCTGGCTGATGCAGCCGTTGCTCACGCAGTAGCCGGGCAGCGCGTTCCAGGCGCGGATCGCCACCTGATACATGTCCTCCTCGGCCTCCGCGGCGTTTTCGGTCAGTGCGTCCAGGATCTCCATGGCCTTGTCCGCGCCCACGGCCTCGGCCAGGTCGGTGATGTCGCCCTTGTCCTTGAGGGCCGGGTACCCGTCCCGCAGGTGCACCACCCGCAGCCGCTTGGCCACAGCCTTGGTCAGCGCCACCACCTGCGTCTCGTGGGCCTCCCCGGCCTTGTCGTTGTCCGGCACCAGCACCACGTCGGCCCCGACCAGCTGCTGGCTGTGCTCCTCCCGCCAGCCCTCCGCGCCGCCCGGGCAAGTCGTCGCGCACCGGCCCCAGCTCCGCAGCGTGTCGGCGTCCTTCTCGCCCTCCACCACGTACACCGTCGCGCCCGCGGCGATGGCGGCCTTGACATCCTTCAGCCGGTAGATCAGCCCGCGGCGGATCGACTCCGGCACGCTGCACACGATGGGGAAGTGCGCCTTGTCCGGGTCAACCGGTCGGCACTGGCGGAAGGTCTTGCCGCTGCCGGTGCGGATGCGCACCACCTCAAAGATCAGCTTGCCCGCCTCGTCGGTGTATGGATAGCTGCATACCACCTCGCCCAGGTAGCCGAAGGCCTCCTGGATGCTGTTGTACACCTTCGGCGGCTTTTGCTTCGGCGGCGACTGCGGCGTCGGCTTCCGCTTTCCGTCCGCACTCTGCCAGAAGAGGTCGGCCACCTTGATGCCCAGCGCGACGCAGATGCGGTCGATGCTGCATCCTGCGTGGCACCGCAGCACGATGCCCTTCTCGCCCTCGCTGACGGTCAGGCTCTCTGTCCGGTCGTCGTGAGCAGGGCAGTGGCATTTGTAGTCCCCGGTGCTGGACGGCCCGTGGTTGCACCGCAGCTGATTGAGCAGCTCATGGATCGTGATCCCTCTGATCGCCACACGCGCCGCCTCCTTGCTCCATCAGATTTTGCAGGGCCGCCATCACCTCGGTGGCCCGGAATTGATATAGGCCCCGCCTGTCCCGCCCGAAGGGAATAACGCCCTCCCGGCACATCCGCCGCAGCGTGGTCACCGGCAGCCCCGTCAGCTCGCTCAGCCGCCGTATGCCCACCCGATCCTCCGCCTCTGCGTCCTCCTCGGCCAGGATCGCCGCCAGCGTGTCCAGGTCGACCAGCCGACGGTTCAGCCACTTCATGCTGGGATAGCGCCCGCTCTCCACGCCCCGCTGGAGCCGGTGTCGCGGCACGCCCAGCTGCTCCGCGGCCTCAGTGATCGTCCGCAGCTTCATTCATCGCACCGGCTTCTCACTGGCACAGTGTCATCCAGCTCGAACACATGCAGCGTGCCCGGGCAGATGTGCGGCCCCTTGTAATGCTCGATCATCCCCGTCGCCCCCACCAGGCTGTCGGCCCGCACAATGCCGGATCGCGCGACCTGCCAGGTCTTGTCAAAAAACACGTACATGTAATTGCGCTTCTTCATGATTACTCCTCCTCGCTGGGGTCGTCGTAAAACTTCGTCCAATCGAATCTTAGTGCTGCTGCTATCCTTTTTGCCGCCATTGGTCGTGGTGTACTCTTGCCTGCTTCAATTGCATAGTAAGAGGGCTGCGACATATGTGCCATGTCGGCCACCTCTTTTTGCGTCAGCCGCATCAGCTTCCGTCTCTCCATCAGCCATGTCCGCATTTAATCCCTCCCTTTTAGGTGCTACTTTATTATAATTAGGTATTGCCTTATAGTCAATAGGTAATACCTATTTTTTTACACTTGTAATTATATATAAAAGCAATTATAATAGTTATTGCCTATGAGGGGTGATTTTATGGCAAGGTATAAAGAGTGCCGCGAACAGAAAGGGTTATCCCAAAAAGCCGCTGCCATTTCCCTCGGTGTTAAAAGTCCATCGGTAAGCGGATGGGAGACCGGCAAGACACAGCCGACCATTGACAACTTAATCGCAATGGCGGACTTATATGGGGTTACTATCGATTATTTGCTTGATCATAACTTTTCAGAAAAAGCGGCATCAGAATGCGATGGCGAGCTTATGATATTGCTGGGCTCTATGCCAGCTGAGTCTCGTAACTTGCTCAAAGGATTCATTCAATCGCTTATGGATTAGCAAGGGGCGATTCTATGTACTACGGCCTCCGGGGCTTTTGCCCCGGAAGCCGTTTCGCTTTCTTGGGAGGTGTTACACTTTTTGCACGCTGTTTCACATGCGTTTTTTGGACGCATATATAGGAAGGTTTCACTCTGTTACACTGTTACACTTGCGTGGGATACCCCCCCTCATACTTTTTAAGGAGGCACACACCATGATTGAAAAGCGCGGCCCCAACTCCTGGCGCGTCGGATTCCAAACGCCGGTCTCGGACGGCCGGAAATGGATCAGGCGCACCGTCACCTTCCCATCTGGCCTCTCCGAGTCCGAACAGCGCGACCGCGCGGAGCTGGAGCTGGCCCGTCTGAAGGTCGACTTTGCCGACGGGGCCATCGTCACCGACAACCCCATCACCGTGGCGGAGTTCGCCCGGCTCTGGATCGACCAGCACGTCCGCCCCAACTGCTCCGCGGACACACTGAAAAATTACAGCTATTTCCTGGACAGCCGCATCCTGCCCGCGCTCGGGGAGATGCAGCTGCAAAAGCTCAACCCTGTCGTCCTCAACCGCTTCATCGTCTCCCTGCGCAGCGAACCCGCCCGCACCACTGCCATCCCCGCGGCGGATCGCGTCCGCGCTGCGGATCGGGATCGGCCCGCGGCCCCTGCCCGCGTCCTGTCGGATCGCACCGTCCGCCATTACTATGACACCCTCTCCTACATGCTCGAAAAGGCCGTCCAGTGGGAGTACCTCGCCCGAAACCCAATGAAAAAGGTCGACCGGCCCCGCGTGCAGAAAAAGCGCCTCAAAGTCCTTGACGACGATCAGGCCGTGCGCCTGCTCCGCTGCCTGGCCGACGAGCCCTCGCTGCCCTTCCGCTGCGCCGTGCTGCTGGCGCTCCTCTGCGGCCTGCGCCTCGGCGAAGTCGGCGCCCTCCGCCTCCAGGACATCAACTGGGCCGACTGCTCCATCGACGTCTCCCGCGCCCTCCACCAGACACCGGCCACCGGCGCCTTCTACGGCCCGACCAAGTCCGCGGCCGGCATGCGCGTCGTGGATCTCCCGCCCGGCATGATGGCCCTGCTGGAGGAGACGCGCCAGCTCCATCTGGAGGCCCAGCGCCTCCTCGGCGACCGCTGGCAGGAAAACGGCCTCATCGTCTGCAGCTGGGACGGCAAGCCCCTCCACAAGGACACGCCGTCAAAGTGGTGGCGCGAGTTCGCCGACCGCCACGGATTCGAGGGTGTCCGCTTCCACGATCTCCGGCACTCCCATGCCACCATCCTCTTTGCCAACAACCTGGACGCCGTGGCCATCGCCACCCGCATGGGCCACGCCAGCGCCGACACCACCCTGCGCATCTACGCCCACGCAGTCCGCCGCCGCGACCGTGAGTCCGCCCAGGCCATGCAGGCCCTCATAGATCGCGCCGCCCGCCCCGCCGACGATCCCGACGACTGATCCACCCTCAGCTGCACCCATTGCACCCCATCCCCGCACCCAGCAGCTGCCCCAGCTGCTCCCAACAAAAAACGCGGACTGTCACCCGACAGCCCGCGTTTTCTGCGCTTTTTTACCCTGCACCCATCTGCACCCATCGTGCACCCATGCCCCAAACCCGTTAACAATCCATCAACATTTCCCCGTGCATTCTGCATAAAAAAATCAGTGCCGTGTTTTCACATCTGCACTGATTTTACTGGTCGAGGTGACAGGATTTGAACCTGCGACCTTTTGGTCCCGAAGGGCGTTTACTACCCCGCGCCCCGTGTTTTGCCGCGCGTTCATCGCGTTTTTCGATAAATACACTTATTTTCCCCGGCCGTCGATCATAAGTATTGGTATTTTCCCGCGCGTTTTGCACCCATGGGCCTGCCGCATAGTTTGCGACCCGTCCACACCCGGTGTTACAGGTGATACAGGTGCAACGACTGAGTTCTTTCTTATATATGCGCCATGTATATATATGTATCACTTTCATTTTTATAAAGTGATACAAGTGATACATGATAGTAAGCCCACCCCCCTGCATGTTTTCCCGGCGCAGTTTTAAGTGCTG